GGAAACTTAGTTTGCAGTCAACCTACTATGGCTGTAACTCCTTTTTATACAGGTAATGACGCACAGGGAGAAGAGACATATAGCATCAATGAAGGTTGGGGAGTACAAATGAGTTTTATGATACCGCTAGGAACTAATAATGAAACGTGTTCTGAATTAGCAAAAGTAAAGCTAGACCTAGCCAAAGAAGAACTAGACAAGCAAGTGCATGATAAGCAGCTAGTTCGTATCTTGAAGTGCGGACAGCTTCACGCATCAGGCTACATGATAAACCCTGCTTCTAAGTTCGCATACATCTGTAATGATGTAATCAATATACGAAGTTATGTAAAAGCCAACGCAGAAAAATTTAAGTAGCTAGTTTAGACACCACACGTACAGGTATGTGAACTCTAGCTACCTTTATTATTATCCATCTTTTCCTTCACATTTGCGACTTCTTTTTTAAGAACTTTAGTAAAGATTTTCTTAAATGTTTTCTTGATAAAAGCTAATACTGATTGCATAGCTATACCACCAACCACACTGGCAACTGAAGCTGTACCTGCTGCTATCACACTAGAAGCTATGACCTCTGGTGCAGGTATTGGCATCTCTCCGAAAAATGGTAGATTAAACGTAGCTATTGCTTCTTCAGTTGATAAAGTTTCTTTGGTGGCTGGCAGGTTTGTCGGTATTGTCTCTGGTTTTACTTCTAACGCTTCCTCCGTTGAAGATGCTTTTTCTTCTTCAGCAGAAGATTCCTGACCTCCCAAACCCGACTCTACCTGTTCCAGACTTGGAAGAAGTAGGGGATCTAGATAAGGTTCTTCCACTATCGGAGGATAAAAAATTGTTTTAGGTGGTACGAGAATATAATCTGTATCTGGTAAATCAGGCAGATTTATTTCCATTCTTTTTCTTCTTTGCCTTTGCTAATTGAAGCAATAAAAAATCTTTTTTACTAATCTTGCCATCTTTATTGGCATCAATCTTTTTTTGATTTCCTTTAAGCATCAGACTCAGGGGTAGTTCTATCTTTAATTATAGCTGTTAATTCAATAAATCTTTTTTCACATTCTTTAATTATTGCTTGTGCTTGATTATGTTTATTGACTACATCTTTCAATTCGACTTGCAGTTCTTCAGTTGTTTTCTTTGCCATGCTGTAGTTAGCTAGGTTTTGGATTAGCGTCTTTTACTGCTTTAACATGAGTCGCCCATGTGCCACTTGTATCTAACTTACCATCTTCTATATCATGGTATAACATATCAAGTTGCTCTTCAACAGTTGCATAAGTTGTGCCAGTTGGATTAAATACTCTGTTTGTCTGATAATCTAACTTATCTAGTTTGGCTACTTCAGTTTGAATATCAGCCCATGCTATTTTATGAACTGCTGGATCATTAGTTTCCGCAGCAGTACCATCACTATTTACACCAGTTACTTTATAAAAGTTTGCATAAAACTCAGTTTCATTTGCAACAGTGCCACGAATACAACATTCACCAGCACCTAAAGTCTGAGCAGCTTTTATTATTTTCATTGTGTCCATTAGACGTTGATCTCCATAATAACTACGCTGGTTTGACCTGTACTACGGTCACTACCAGCATTATCTGGTCTACCTATATACCTATTAAAAGAGTAAATAGTTTTTTGATATAACTTAAACGTAGGAGAAGTGACTGTTGGATTGTATATTCTGAATCCAGACCCCATTCTTTGACTGTATTGAGTATTATTATTACCCATTCCGCACTCACCACCCATCATGCCTCTGGTAGAGTCACCTATGTTGCCATCTGTGTTTTCGTATAAAGTCCAATAAACAGGCTGTGCCCAACCATTACTCACCGCTTCACCATAACTAAGTCTGATTATAGCTAAAACATGGCTATCTGATTTTATCGCATTATCAAAACCAAAATTAAAAAGTCCTGTGTTTGTCCAAGATGTGCTATTACTTACAAACTCACTATTTGTTACTGCCTGTTTTATTTGTAAGATTCTAGCTCTACCGTCTTGTTGTCCATCAGCAAAATTTATAGCCATTATGATACCTCCGTTAAATTAAACTTATACTTTTTGCCATTGCGTTTGTTAATCAAGAAAAGATCCTCTGCTCCTTCTTGTATAGTATAGCTTCCCCAAGTTCCGTCAACGTCATTAGATGAACCTTCGTTAGATAAATTAAGGTCATTGGTGTAGATATTTCTATATCTATGACTTGCTGTACCTAAGTCATAAGTATTATTAGCTGAAGGTCTAATAGCTCTTGAAATAACTGTTCCAGTAAAAGTAGCACCTGATAAAGCTGCATAACTAGATAAACTTCCAGAACCGTTGTTTGTAGCTCCAGACGCAATACCGTCTAGTTTGTTGTGATGTGTTACAGACATAACACCAGCAGCAGACCCAGATGCTTCATTTATAGTTGCATTGTTTCCTGTGCTACTTGTTATAGTTACAGAACCTGATGCTGTAGAAGTACCTAGGTTTGTAGTTGTGTTAACTGTGTTAACTGATGCTGCTGTAATACGCCCTTGAGCATTTATAGTAAGTGCTGGTATCTGAGTAGCAGAACCGTAAGTACCAGCACTTGTAGTTAACGCATGGGACAACGCAGTGTCGTCTACAGAGTTAGGTGCATAGTGTTCAGAATCAATAGAGTCTGCTACGTAATGTTCAGAGTTAATTGAGTCATTAGCTATCTTATTACCATTTACACAGTCATTAGCTAAGTGTGCATTATCTATACTTCCATCTACATAATGTTCAGAGTTTATGCTATTATCTTGTATCTTGCTTCCGTTAACTGCATCACTATTTATATCATTGGTAGAGATACTTAAGTTGCCAGATATATTGTTATCTGTAACCTTTACATCTGTAGGTAATGTACCACCAGCGATCTTAGTGACTGCAATAGAGTCTGTACCTAATCTACCTGCGATAGATGCGGAAGATACGTTACTCATATCTTCTCTAGCAAGAGGTCTACCCCCTGCTTGACTACCATCATGTACTACAAGAGTATCTTTATCTGTATCTACAGTTGCTTCGCCTTCAGCACCAGTAAAACTACTATGTTGTGATGTTGTACCTCTTCTTAATTTTAATAGTTTTGCCATTATGCTATTGAACCAAAATCTATAGTAAGGTTTGTTGTAGTTATAACATTAGGTGCAATAGTTTGTCCACTTATAAGAGACACTATTTCACTTGCTGTTTGATCGGCAGTAGCTGAAGCTTCTATACCGTTTAGTTTACTATGGTCAGCATCTGTAAATACATTACTATCAGAAGCTGATTCTACAAGTGTACGAATCTCAGCAGCAGTTTGATCGGCTGTAGCGTTTGCTTCTATACCATCTAATTTAGTACCGTCAGTTGCGACATCACGACCATCTACAGTACCAGAAACTACAATGTTACCTGTAGCACTTATGCCAGTAGAAGTAATTTCTAGTTTTGTATTGCCTTGATCTTGTAGTTTAATATTACCGACACCAGAAGCATTAATTATGGAGTCTGATGTATTGTGAAATATTTGTAAATCCGAGTCTGAACCAAACTTAGCTTTTACATTGTCATTATACTTGTTATCCCCTGTAAATATAACACCAGAGGTTGTGGCAAAGTTACCAGTAGCTGTAACACCACCTTGCCATGCAGAACCATTATAAACTCTTAACTCATTAGCAGACGTATTAAAGAATAAATCTCCTACATCTAAGCTACTTGTTGGGTTAGTAGAACCTATACGGTATCTATTTGCAAAAGTATTTACATCAGTAATATTAGATGCAACTGTTGATACATTCGAGTTATTACTAGCAACTGTTGTTACGTTAGCTGAGATACCAGCCACTGTAGTTACGTTAGCTGAGATACCAGCAACTGTAGTTATATTACTAGATATATCTGCTAGTGTATCCATGTCAGATACGATAGCGTTAGTGCCAAGTATTGCTAAGTCTGCAACTGCATCAGCCGTACCTAATCTACCTATTTCAGTAGCCTTACCAGCAACAGCACCTATGTCTGCGGCATCACCAGCTACTGCATTAATATTAGTAGCATTGCCTGCAACAGCAGTGATATTAGAAGCGTTTGCAACAGCAGCGTTTATATTGGAAGCATTGCTGACTGCACTGTTAATGTTGCTAGCATTGCTGACCGCACTATTGATATTACTAGCGTTGCCTGCAACCGCAGTTACATTGCTAGCTATACCAGCTACAGTGGTTACGTTACCAGATATACCAGCTACAGTTGTGATGTTGCTTGATATGTCAGCTAGTGTATCTAAATCAGAAACAATAGCAGTTGTACCTAAAATAGCTAAATCAGCCACAGCGTCAGCAGTTCCAAGTCTACCTATCTCTGTTGCCTTGCTTGCGACAGCACCTATATCAGTAGCGTCAGCAGCAACCGCAGTTACATCTGATGAAATACCAGCAACAGTAGTTACATTACTAGCTATGCCTGCTACTGTAGTTACATTAGAACTGATGCCTTGTACAGTATTTAAGTTGTTTATATTATCAGCTACAGTCTGGATTCTAGTTATGTCATCCGAAACTGTTTTTATAGGATCATCTTTTACTGTAATGCTATTACCCATACCACTGTGGTTTGTACAGTAGTATATGAAACTTGTTGGCTGTGACTCAGGTACTACAAGTTGGACTTTTGCACCAGCTTGTCCTTGAGTGCCAGTAACAGTAACACCAGTATTATAAGCACTACCTCCGCTTGAGAAGCGTAAAGGGTGTGATGCGTTTGATGCGTCACTTACATCAAATGTATATGTCCAACCTTTATATAATGTTAGTGCAGGTTTATCTACACCATCAATAATAAATTTACCTGTAGCTGCTGTAACGGTAAATGTTACTTCGTCTTCTAGAATATCTGCAACTATGTCAAGTGAACCGTTAGAGCTACCTGTAGATACAGCGTTAGTAATAAGACCTAAATCTTCCTGATAAGTTATAGCACCAGAAACAATAGCTATATCTGCTAATACACCTTGTGTAGGTGTTACGGCTGCAAATGAAGTACCATTATAAACTTGCATATTATCATTACTGCTATCAAACCATAAATCACCTTCTGCTAAAGACGAACCGTCAGCCCTCTGTGTAGGTGCGGAACTACTGATTTGATATAAGTCAGCAAAGTTATTTATATCTACTACGTTTGCACCAGCATTTACAATATTGGTTATATTATTTGCAACTGTTGTGACTTCTGTAGCTTTAGGTACAAGCCTATGAAAACTATATGTGTGTAGGGTGCTTGTAGATTCTACCAAGAATCCAAAGCCCGAAGGTATGGCAGCAGTTACACCAGTTATAGTGATATTAGCATTATTAGCTAAGTTACCATTTGATATTGTAACTGTTGTACCACTAGGAGTTAACGTAGTAGTTGCAGCTTGAATACTTAATATAGCTGCTTGTCCTGTTGCTCCTTGAGGGTTAGTGTTGGGAAAATGTTGCTCGCTATCAATAGCTGTAAAACCACCAACCTCATCTATAAGATCAATAATCCTTGCGTTAATAGCACCAGTAGTTGCTATAAAAGAGTCAGAACTACTCCACGTTGCCCCACTGGTAATAGTTTCAGTTGAATCTTGTCTAAAATATCTGCCATCAGATGCAGAAGTAGTAAAGAATGAAGTGTCGTTTGCAGTAGCTGCTGCGTGTTCGCTGTTAGTTACTATAACTGCGTCAGCTATTTTATCTGCTGTAACTGCATTGTCTACAATATTGTCTGTAACTATAGCGTTTGTAGCAATATGTTCTTGAGCAACTGCATCATTAGCTATTGAGTTAGATGTAACTGCATCTTGAGCTATTAATGCAGTAGTAATTGCATTATTAGCTATTTCATTTGTAGTTAATTTATTAGACTGTAATAAAGTTTTTATTTCTGCTGCGGTTTGATCGTCTTTAGCGTTTGTTTCTATGGTATCTAACTTAGTACCATCAGCAGCTACGTCTCTTCCGTCTACAGTTCCTGAGACGCTTATATTTCCTGTTACTCCTAAAGCACCTATAGTAGTAGCACCAGCCCCAAGAGTTCCAGTAGTTACTACGTTCTGAGATCCGAAGTCAGGAGCAATTTTAGTTCCAGCTATTGCAGCACTAGAACTAATATCACCGTTAACAATAGTTTGATCTAAAATTTTATTTGAGGTTACTGCTCCGTCTGCTATCTTAGCTGTACTAACTGCATTACTAGCTATTCTTCCTTCAGTAACAGCTAAACCATTTATTTTTTGTGTAGTAACTGCATCATCAGCAATCATTTGATTTGATACTGTGCCTGTATCTGCTGAAGTTATAAGTGTACCTGTAATATCAGGTACAGTAATTGTTCTATCAGCAGTAGGGTTTGTTATTGCTAGTGTTAATTCATTATTATCATCAGTTGCACCTTCAAAAACTAAGTTGCCTGTAACTGTCTGCGAACCATCTCTTTTTACAAAATCATTAGTAAATTCTTGTTGAGCAAATAATATTTGATCGCTATTGTTATCTAAATCTGTTTCCGTTAAAACACTACCATCTGCAAAATCTACTTTCTTCGCACTTATATCTGTATTTCTTGTTAATACAATATTAGCTGTACCACTTGGGGGTGTATTGCCAGAAGTAAATTGTACTTGAGAACCAACAATATTATAGTGTGTACCTAATGTTTTAAGATCTCCACCTACTTTTACATCAACTTCTGTATTAGCTAAAAAAGCAAACGATATAGCAAAATTATTTTGACTACCTGTACCATTATGATTTTGTGAAGTAGCTGTTGTGTTGGTAGCCATAGTTTAAAACCTCTTTAGGTTAAGTGTATCTAAAAGATCTTCCATTTCTTCATTATACTTGTTTTGTTGATCTAGTTTT